TCAGTGCCACGACCTCAGCCGCGGTCAACTGCTTCCCGCAGATGAACGGCATGGCGATCCGCCCGTGAAACTCGTTGACCGGAGTGGCCGATACGCCGGAGCAGCCGATGGTCAAGGGCGTTGCCGAGGCCACCATGTCCGCGAAAGCGCCTGTCTCCGTTGAACTGCCATCGTTGACCGCTACGCTATCGACGTACAGGTAGATCAGCGGCGTCGCCGGCGTCCCATCGTAGGTAGCGACCACGAACTGCATCTGCCCCAAAGTCAGGGCGGCAGTGCTGATGGCGATCTCTGACGTGTCAGCGGCTTCGTCGTAGAGTTCCAGGTCCAGCAAGCCAGCGGCATCTATCCAGAACCGCCACTCGCGGACCGTCGCGCTGTACTTGGCGACGATGGTATTGGACGCGATAGCGTTGGGCCGTATCCAGGCACCCACACTGAAGGCAGCGGCAGTGAACTCATAGGCCGTGCTGTCGATGCCCGCAAGGTGGTGGTCGCCGGTCGGGTGGAAGTGGTAACTGTAGAGATCGCTCGGCAGCAGCAGGGGCGAGAAGTCATCCTCCAATGCCTCGGCAGCCGCCGCCGTTTCAGACGGAATCAGGTCGCCCAGACCGATACCGGTTACTAGGATGCCTGTCTTCTCCCAGAACGGCCACAGCGATCTCTTGGTTACTCCCAGGATCGTCAGGATGTTGTTGAGCCGAGCTTCCGTTTGAGGGTTGTAGACTGTCATCTGCTACCCCCTAAGCCGCCCGGACGTAGGCACCCTCATCCAGCGGGACGTAGAAGCATACCCACTTGATCACGAGCGTCGCGGAGTTGCCCGTTTCTACGAGTTGAATGGCGTCCAGCGTTGCTTCTCGACCAACGATCACGTCGGCATGTTGGAACGCCGACAGAAGCCCCGAGGCATCAATGACCGGGACGTTGCCTGTGCCGCAGAGAATCACGGCTGGGTCGCCTGTCAGCCTATACATCGTGCCGATTGCGTCGCCCGTTACGGTCGTTGCCGCGCACAGGTTGACGGTATTCGTCTCTTCCTGGAGCAGGATCGTTGTCGCCCCTGTGGCCTCGGCGGCCGTCGCCTGCCCGATCAGCAACTTGATGAGCACCCTACCGTAGGTCGTGAAGATGTTGGCGTCCGCCGCGCAGCCGAGGGACTTCTCGACACGGAGACCCAACGTGCATTCACGGACGGCCTCGCCTTGTGAAGCATTCCACATGGTCATGTTCAGACTCCTTTTGGTAAGGAGGGCGGGCGGTTAAACCCGCCCTCCGCTAAAGCTAGTCGAGGATCGCCGATGGCGGTGTCGCCTGCTGGTATCGCTCGGCTATGATGTAGACAGCCGCTGTGATGTTGGCCGCGTTCGATGCGCCTTCGGTCACGGCGATGCAGTCGAAACCAGCCGACAATAGAGCCGGGTCGACCTCAATGACGATCACCTTTGGGGTAGCGAGACCGTCTGTCGTCACGGTTGCGGCATCCGCCCCCTTGACGAGAGTGTCCGTCACTGCACAACTGTTGTTGATCCAGTTCGGGAACAGAGCCGTGCTTGCGACTGCGCCCGTAGGGGCCACGGCCGTCGCCTCGTTGATCCCGAAGGTGGCCGCAGTCGCGTTTCCACCGCTAGACCCGATCAAGACCCAGCACTTGTGCGCGTTCTTCAAGCACACATAGTCGCCGGTTACAGCCGCGCCCGCCGACGGGTTGATCGCGGCAACGATCTTGCAGTTCTGAGCTAGACTCCACGGGTAAGACATTTTATCCTCCTCCTAATCCCTCTTAGGCCCTTGTCGCCAAGGCTACCCACGGCGAGATTGTCCTGGTCGTGGCCGCGTCCTTGAACGGGGTTACCGGAGCCGCCCAGGTGGGCTGCCCGTCAACCCTGTAGACGAACCGGAAGACCGTCTCGTCGTAGTTGAACTTCAGGTGGATCGAGCTGGCACCCTCAATCCCGCCCTTGTCGATGAGCAAGTACTGGCTCATGTCGGCGAGGATGATGTCGCCGACCGTGCCCAGCGTGGAGCACTGCTCGATCTCGATGACCGGCCGGTTGAACAGCCGTGCGTAAGGCGCATCGGCCAAGCCGCCCGGGGGCATGAAGACCGGAGCCCCGCCCGTACCCACGGCCAGCGCCAGGGTATAGAGCTGGGGGGTAACGTCGGTGTTGACGAACCAGACGCAGTTGGCCTTCGACCGCGGGTCCAGCCGCGACCACATCTGCACGATGTTCTGGATCACGACGGTTCGGGCTAGTTGCCCACCTTCCGCCGCCTGGGTTACGAGAGCACCGCTGTTGAGGATTCCCAGCGGCTGTCCCGCGCCGGTGCCTTCAATGACCGCATCGTCGATCTTGAAGGCGAACTCCTCTGCGAAGCCGGCGCTGATGATGGCGCCGAGGGCGCTTGCGTCCTGGAGCAGCTCATCAGTGGCGTAGCAGAGGCCAATGAGCTTCTTGAGGTTGAGTTCGATCTGGCGGAACTTGGGAGCGGAGGCCGCCTTCGCAGCCGCCTCAGCCTTCCAGTACGCCAGAATGCCGCCCCAGCGCGAGCCGTCGGCCCGGCTGGTCTCGTTGATCCCGTTGATCTTGAGGCCGTTGGAGTTGGCGCTGATCGGGATTCGCCGGCAGCGACCGGCCACGAGGCCCGAGTCGTAGGTGCGCTGCAACAACTCACTCGCAAAGTCGATCTGGACGAGGAACCCGCCGTCAGCGGGGATGCCCTCGCTCATACCGGTTGCGGCCATGATCCCGCCGTCGCCGTTGACCCGCGTCAGCCGGGGGTCAATCTCACCCGCTGCGGCCCGCACGACTGCCTGAAGCTGCTCGCCCCAGGTCTTGAACTTGGCCCGCTCTGTTATCGGGTCGGGGGAAGCCACGGCGCCGGGCATGGTGCGCTCGCGCTCGCGCTGTGCTTCGACGCTCGCCAGTTGGGGGCCGAGCGCCTGCATCCGCGTATCGATTTCGTCGAGGGCTGCCGAGTCTTCAGCAGCCAAATCGCGGCCTTCAGTCTCAGCCGCGTCGAGAATGGCCTTCCCTCTGGCAACGAGGTCGGCCTTCTCTTGCATGAGTTTCTGCCACAAGGTGGCCATGTCGTTACTCCTTCGCTATCTCGGTGCGAAGGGCAACAAAAAAGCCGCGCCCTGCGCACCGCACGTTTTGCGGTTACAGGGAACGCGACTCGTCAAAGCCGCTATCTCTGTGTCGCCTTCAGCCTTCAGAACTCGTCGAAGCCGTCCGGCTGAAGACCACTATGTCATGATCTGCTTAGATGATAAAGCGCCTACTCCGGTTTGTCAAGCCCCTTCCGTTTATCCCAGCGAGTTCGTGCCATTTTGGCACAATGTTGCCGCCGCGCCTCTCGTGCCAATCGCTCGGTCTCCTCGCCACTCAATCCGATATCGGCAGGAACGAGTGACTGTAGAAACGCATCTCTCGCGGGGGCCGTCATCTCAGCAGGTGAACTATGAGGAGGCATCATCAATGCCTCAATACTATCAAGGTCTGCCATTTCCTCAGCGCTGAACTCGCGCTCATCATCCCCAGTCCTCAAGTACCCAGGTGAGTAGTGGGCACGCGTCGTTAGACCACCACGGCGGCCACGTTCTGCTGGTGAAAATCCTCGTCGCATTTGCTATCCCCCTATCGCGCCAACTCCAGCCGTCGCCGCCGGATGTCCAGCGACTCGCCCTTGCTCTCAGGCGGGGTCTCCTCGGCCACAACTACCGGCTCCGCCTCCGCCAGAATCTCAACCGGCTCCTCGGCAAGCATCGTTGCCCCGCCGCTTCCAGCGAATCTCTGGAGCGTCTGGTTAAGCGTCGCCACGCGGTCCGCCATGTTCAACTTCACGGCGTCTACCGCGCCCACAACCCGGCCCTCGCCGAAGCCGCCGCGCACTGCCGACTCCATGACTCCCCGGCCACGGGCCACGGCCTTGACGAACATGCCGTAGTAGTCATCGACCCGCGCCTGGATCGCATCTCGCGCCTCTTCGCCCAAGGGCTCGAACTCATTGCCTTCGGTCTTGTGCTTCCCCGCAGAGATCAGCGTCACCGCAACCCCCATGCCCTTGACCATCTCCGAGATATCTTCGTGTAGGGCATAGACGCCGATTGACCCGATCTCACTCGATGGGGAGACGACGATCTGGTCCGCCTGGGTTGCCAGCCAATAGGCGGCGCTGGCAGCGAGGGAGTTGGAAACCGCGATGATGGGCTTGCCGCCCCGCGCCTTGAAGATGGTATCCGCCAGCTCAGGCACGCCGAAGACGGAGCCGCCCGGGGAGTCGATGTCAAGGATCACGGCCTTGACCGATTCGTCCGCCATGACCTGACTGAAGAGGGCGCCGAACTTCTCGGTGCTCGTGCCTGACCCCATAAGGAAGTCCAGGAACCCGCCGCCGCCCTTCTGTGTGATCGTCCCATAGATCGGCAGCACCGCCACCGTGCCCCTGCGGGAAGCCGTGGGTGTCGGACCCGCCTGGAAGGGATTGCCCGCCTTCACACGCTCGATCATCCCGTAGAGGACACTGGGCATGATTGCCCACGGGCGCCCTGTTAGGGCCATCCCCGCCGAGCCCTCCTTGTCTTTATCCCACTGGGATTCGCAGACGGCCCGCCGCTGGTCTTGGTCGGGGAAGTCCTCGTTCATCGTCTGGTCGCTCATGCAGCGATCTATGAAGTCGTCCTTGGTCTCATCGTCTTCTGGCTTCGGCAGTGGCATTTCTATTCACCTCCAAGGGCTAACGTCGCAAGCCGCAACGCCCACTCTGATTCCATTTGCTCCATGATTCCGACGCCGTGCTGGGCGATCTGCTGCCGGTGCTCCTCAGCGTACCGTGCCGCTGTGTCCGGCTCGATGTGAAGGGTCGCCGCCAACTCCTCCGCGTGGCGTCCGTAGAAGTCTACGAGCCACGCTTCCCAGCCTTCTCCGTTTGCCGCGAAGCGTAGCGCCGCCTTCCTCACCAGCCCGATCTCCTTGGCGACGAGACGATCAACAAAGTCGTGGGCCAGGAGTTGCGCCTGCCCATTCGACGGCGGCGGGGGAACTGGCCTGGGCGCTGTCGTCCCTGCCGGCGCGAAGTTCAAGGGGTTCAGGTACTCTTCCCCTGCTGGCCCATCTATCGGGTCCATATCTTCAAGCGCCCGAATCTCGTTAGCGTTCTGCAAGCCCCACTGACGGGCGATAGCATAGGCAGAATAGCGGGCCGCGCTGTCGCCGCGAAGGAGCCCCTTGACGTTGAACTTAGAGTAGAGGGGCTGTGGCCCGATGATCAATTGCCGGTTGACCGCTTGCTCGAAGCGCACTAGCCAGGGCAGCAGCGTCCAGACCACGAACCCGATTGTCTGCTGCTCGATGCCCGTTCCCCAGGAAGTGGACTTCTCGGTGTCCCCGACCATGTGCGGGGGGATGCCGAACGCTGTAGTGATCTCGTTGCGCTGGAAGGAGCGGGTCTGCAAGAACTGGGCATCCTCTGATGTCATCCCGACCTGCTTCCAGTCCAAACCCTGCTCAAGGATCGCAATCTTGTGACTGTTGGCTAGGCCCGAGTGGGTTTCCTGCCACGACTTAGACAGCCTTGCTAGGGCTTCCTCCTCCAACGTGCCTGGGATAGTCAACACCCCGCTCGGCTGGGCGTTCTGGCTGAAGAACCGCGCCCCATAGGACTCCGTAGCCAGGGCCAGCCCTAGGGTCTCTCTCATGAGGCCCACCACCGACAGGCCGGTCAGCCCATCGCTGGAAAGGCCAGGCACATGGAACACGTCGTCTCGGTTCAGTATCTCCGTCTGTCCCGTTTGGAGGCGCACCTTGTACCGCACCGTCCCGTCGGGTAGGCGCTCAGGCGTTACGCTGTCAGGGTGCATCGGTATGAGTTCACCGACGGGGCCGCTCATGCCGGGGATGATGCGACAGTAGAGGTTCCCCCTGAGCAAGATGTGGCCGAATATCATCTCGCGCCACTGGAATGAGTCCTGGTATCGGTTCGGCTCCGCGCTCAGAAGGTAGTCGAGCGGCAAGTCGGTAGCGCGCTTCTTGGCACCGTTGGCCTGGTCAGCGTATATCCCGAGCGGGAGCATGGCGAACGTGCCGGCGAGAATACTCACGCAACGGAAGACGGTCGCTACCTTGAGGGCTGTGTCGGCGTCGACGCGGACGCCCGCCTGGGCGAGCATCGACGAGCCGACCGCGCCATACCAGGCATCGTCGTCAGGCGAGGGGGAGTCTGCTCGGGGGCTGAGGAGTCTAACTAGGAGGCCCGTAGTCATTTCGTTGCCCTCCATGCGCCCGTGATAGCCAGGGACAACAGCAGAACGCCGACGGTTATCAGGGCGACTCTAACGTCAAACATTGCGAGGCCGGCTGCTAGACACCCGCCGCCCAGGAGCCCAACGATATCGCGGATGTCCTTGAGACGCGTCATATACTAAGGATGCCCCTTGTCTCGTAGACGCTCACCGGCTCCGCCTCTTGCACTATCGCCCGACCTATCGCCATCGCTAGGGCTACCATGCCGTCTACCTTCTCCGTCGACTTCGCCTTGTCGATCTTGAGGTTGCCGGCCGCGTCCTGTAAGACCGCCACGTTCGAGGCATTCCACCTCAGCACGGGATTGCCGCCATGCCCCAGTTTCCGCTCCAGGACAAGCCGCTCGATCTCTTTCGTCGGCGCCGTCATCGACGCGAACCCCTGGCCGAACGGCACGACCGTAAACCCGTCGCCCATGAGTTGCGTCTGGAGCTGCGTCGAGTTCCAGCGGTCGAAAGCGATCTCTCTGATATTGTAAAGCTGCCTAAGCTCGTTAGCCCTCGCCCTAATTATATCATAGTCCACAACATTGCCGGGGGTGGCTTCGATATACCCCTCACGCACCCAGACATCATAAGGCACGCGGTCGCGGTCGGCTCGTTGACGGACGCCCTCTTCCGGCACCCAGAACGCCATCACCGCCTTGTGCTGCTCAGGGAACCACAGCGCCAGCGCGGTCAAGTCTTTAGTACTCGATAGGTCTAGCCCCGTGTAGCATTCCCGACCTTGTAGCAGGGTCGGGTCGAAGGGCTCCCCGTTCTCATCCCAGACCGCCATGTCCAGCCAGCGCTCGGACTGCTCTGTCCACTCGTTCAGATGCAGCCGGCGGAAGGCGTTCTGTTGCCCGGGCACTTCCTGGGCTCGCTTGCATTTCGTCCTCAAATCCTCAGCCTTGACAGAAACGTTAAGGTTCGGGTTCGCCTTCGGCCAGACTGCCTCATCGCGCCAGTCATCTCCCTCATCGATGCCCGCGACGTAACAGAAGAACGTATCGTCCGGCAGGATGCCTTCCAGCACCTTCACCGAGTAATCGTGTTGCTCCCAGCAGACAGAGTTGCGGTCAAAGCCTGCGGTCGTGATGACGAAGATGAGCGGCTGGCGCCGGGCCCCCGTCGCCGTCGTCAGGACGTCCAGCATATGGCGCGTCTTGTGGGCGTGGAGTTCATCAATGATCGCGCAGTGGACATTGAGCCCGTCCATGTTGTCGGCGTCCGCGCCGAGCGGTTCGAACTTCTGGGCGGTACTCTCGACGTGGAGATTGCCGACGAACGCCGTGATGCGCTTCTTCATGGCCGGCGTCTTGCTCACCATGCGCGAGGCCTCGGACCAGACGATCTTCGCCTGCTCGCGCTTCGTCGCTGCGGCGTAGACCTCCGCACCGGGCTCGTCATCGAAGAAGGCCAGGTAGAGACCGATGCCCGCAGTCAGGGTCGACTTGCCGTTCTTCCTCGCAACCGACACATAGGACATACGGAAGCGCCGGTTGCCATCCGCCCGCTTCCAGCCGAAGAGACAGCCGACGATGAAGGCTTCCCACGGTTCAAGGATGAAGGGCTGGCCCGCCCACTCGCCCTTGCTATGCTTCAGGAGGGCGAAGAAGGCGATCACGCGCTCGGCTTGTTCGGCGTCGAAGTGCAGCCCGCGTTCCTTGCCCGTCTCCAGGTCGCGTAGATGGCGCTCGCAGGCCAGCCGAACAAGTCGCCCAGCGACGACGCGGCCGGCGATCACGTCCTCAGCGTAGGCGGTGACGGCAGACTTAGGGGGTGCGCTTGCTACCACGTAGCCACTTCTCTACGGGGTCCTCATCTACGGCCGGCTTCACGCTCGACACGCGGGACCGCGAACTCGGCGTCATGCCGAACTCGACGAGGTAACGCATGAGATCGCGCATGGCCTCCGCCGCCTGCTTGATGAATTCCTTACGTTGCTTGTTGAACTGCGCCCCAGGCATCACCAGGTCGACCTCCCTGATCCTGGCCTCAGCCTCCTCCCACCGAGCCCATGCTTGGCAGTAGACGGCCAGCGCTGCCTTGTCGATCTCGGTCATGAGGCCTAACTTGACTAGCCGACGCCCCATCCGCCACCACTCACGCTTGGCTTCCGCCGTGAGGTGGTCAGGCGGATTAGGTAGCCCGACGGTCGGCTTCGGCTCGCCTTTGGGCAGCGGACGCTTGCCCGGATTGCCCCTGATGACCCTCAAGGCTGTCGGAATTGGCTTCCGCCCTTGCTTGCCCCTGTAGCCTGCCATCGTCATTCACCTATCTCGCGTTTTGAATCGTGTTGAACGCCTTATCAAAGCCTGTCATTATGCGGTCGCATGCGTTACAT